TAATCGGCCTCATTCGGTAACTGCCACTGACTGGTACCAAACCAGTGCGAAGCCATGTTTTTCTTTCCGGTGGCTTCTGCTATCTGTTTTGACGTTATCCCCAGTGATTCGCGCGCATCACGAAAGTAAGAAATCAGCGGGGCCATGACATGCTGCTTAAGCTCGCGCCCCTTTGCTGCATAACCGTCACTTTTGGGCTGGTATGGCCCCTGATAATGTTCGGCAAACAGAATGCGCTCTGTTGCCGGGAAATACGCCCGCAGGCTTTCCTTGTTGCACCCATTCCAGCGTCCGGACGGCTTCGCCCAGATAATGTGGTTCAGCACATTAAAACGTTCACGCATCATGAGTTCGGTGTCAGATGCCAGGCGATGACCACAGAACAGGTAAAGACTTCCGGCGGGTTTTAATACCCGCCAAAACTGCGCAAGACACTGGTCCAGCCATTGCAGGTAATCAGCGTCGCCCTTCCACTGGTTATCCCAGCCCTCGGGCTTCACTTTAAAGTATGGCGGGTCTGTGACTATCAGATCGACAGAGTTTTCCGGTAAGGTCTGGATAAATTCCAGGCAATCAGCGTTGATTAACTCACAACTGGATATTTTTACAGTATTAATCATAGATCAATAAGCACTTCTCTGATAGGCTCATTCCGCTTTTGCGCAAAGCAGATGGGCCTGAGGTTTGCTTGTGACCCCAACGCATGAGCAGATGGCTGGCAGGTGCCGCTAACACCCACCAGCCGCCCATTACCACAAATAAAAAAGCCTTCACTGCGAAAGGCGTCTGTAACAACCGAACTGATAATCTGCCAGACCCGCCATAACAAGCTGGGTCAGTATTAACTGGCAGCGTTCGCGTGAAAGGTAAGTATTCTGTGCAATCTCCCCGACGGTCGCCGGTTCGGTGACGCTTAACTCATTAAACACCACTCTGGCGGTTTCGGTCATATCCTGCTGTTTTAGCATGTCTTTTTTCCTTTTCTGGTTAACGTGACATACCAATAACTCTTGTCCAAAAAGCCAGCAAGCAATAGATGTAAATGAGGTAAAAAAAGCAGCCCTGGCAGGATGCCTGGAATGTAACCTTGTTAATTGTTACCGATTTTACTTAACATATCCGCATAAGGTTCAAGCATGGAGTCAAGTAATGCGCCATTATCCGTAAACCTCCTGGCAGCCAGGTTGCATGCTTCAATAGATTCTTCGCAGTCCTTTTCAATTTTATCCTTCAGAAGAGAATAAAGTATAAATGTTATTTTTGTAGCCTTATAAGTGTTTTGCAACTTATAAGCATTATCAAAAAATCTTATAGGGTTTCCCTGAATATTTTTAGATTCAAGATTTAAAGCGATAGAAAAACATTCCGCTCTTGGCATAATGATGTTTTTAACATTGGAGCAAATAAACTCCACATTATCACCTTCGTTAAGAAACTCTAAGTCACCTTCTGATTTCTTATCATAGTAAGCATAAAACGATTCAAATCCACTATTACCATCCCTTAGCAGAACAAAAAACCTATCATCAAGGTCTTGCTTAATCGCCCGCGCTGTTGAGTTTATGATGAATATATCTTTATACTTTTTCTTTGCTCTCAATTCATTATTATTGAAATCGTCTATAATCTCACTCGCTGAATATCTTTTAAGTCCATCAAGATACTGGATAGCCATTGCTTGCCCTGTAGGCAAAAAAAATGAAAATGCCCTACTGTTACTGGCGCTTATGAATTCATTACTAGTGGCATAACACTGAGATATCGATAGTGCAATAAAAAATGAAAACAGCTTAATTAGTTTATGCATAAATATCACCTATTGAAACAACGGATTTTCAATAGTAATGAAATTCATCTTTCCATAATTTGATATCGGTCAATAACGAATTGACATCTTTTAACGCATGGCAGCACACATTAACTAATATTCACTAATGAATGCCACCTGGAGTTGTTATCTATCACAACAAAAAACCCGCTCGCTGGCGGGTTGTAGAAATCACGCTAACGTCAGGCACAAAACGCCCATCGTTAGGGCGAATTTACCACAGATTCGGGAAAAATCAACAACACTATCGCGTTACCATCTTTAACTGCCGCTCCGCCCATGCCTCTTCAATGTCAAACCGAACCACCAACGTATCGTAAAAGCGTTTCACTGATTTTTTCCATGTATCAAGCGTGATAGCACTCGTCACTTTGCATATGGCATTAAATGCCTCCGTTGATGGCAGTCTTTCATAGCCACGACCGCCACAACGCCGGCAGCCCCTGATAACAGGCATACCCCGTTTTTCTGACTCTTCACGATGAATGGCAACACCACGCCCACGGCAGTCTTTACAGGCAGTGGAGATCTCCCCCTTCCCTTTACATTCAGGACAGGAAACTTTCACCACCTCCCGGATTTTTTTCCATTCTTCCCAGTAAGACGGATACACGCCTTTTGTACACTTTGCCCATACTGGCGGCTTACCATCCGGATACTGAACCTTGTTTGTAAAAACTTCGCTTTCAATAAATTTTTCCCCATGGCAACAAGGGCACTGCTTTTTACTCGCTGCGCTGCGGGCATAATCCTCAAAAGCATACGAAGCCATAATACGCATCACTGCCGGTTTTATTTCTGCCGGAAGTTTCCTTAACGCCGCCACACGATCGCACTGACTTAATGCATAATCTGTCAGTAATTCTGTTGCCCGCACCCTGTCATTCATACTAATACCCATTTTCCCCAGGAACGCAGAAAATCCCATCTCAGCCCGGTTCTGTGTCATCCCCTGCGCAGCCATCACATCAGTGATACTCAGTGCATCTTTTGACGTCGAGGCGGATACATCAGTCAGGCCTGGCGATTTTGGGGAATAGTATTTCGGTAAATCTTCCAGTTTCATTTTTGGACCTGCCCGTCATGCATTATTTCGTAAATCTTCACGCCCAGCCGCCCACCAGGAACGAGCTGACCGCGCACAATATTGATTTCATCAAACTGCTCATCGTCTATGAGCAACCCCGCATGTGTCAGTGCATCCAGTGGCGCTTTCAGGATATTGTCCAGATCACGACGGCGCTTATCCGGAGGCTCGGCAATAACCGTTATCGCCAGCCTTCCGGACAGGTTTAATTTCAGCCTCTGCTGGCGAACTATAAGTGCCACATCACGGCGATAACGCTTACCGGCTTCCGATATAAAATATGTGCTGCCACGGCGTCGCCAGTAGGTGTTTACCGTCGGCGGGTAAGGCAAAACAAATTCTATCCCCATCAGTAACCTCTTTTATCCGAGTACGCCAGTTGCAAAGGCGTGATCAAGAAAACGAAAAATTAAATCAACCTGAGAACCATGCTTTTCTTCGAACGCCTGCGGATCTGCATGAAGTTCGTTGTGATGTTCCCGGCACAGCGGCAACGTAAAAATATCGTGGGCTTTTGTCCCCATTCCGCCCTGACCGTGACCAATCAGGTGATGGGGATCGTCTGCTGGCTTACCACAACACGTACACGGCTGTGTCTTTACCCAGCGCGTGTATTTCTCATTCACCCAGCGGCGACGTTTAGGCCGCTTCATGAATGATTCCGGTGACTCCGGATCAACTGTGATACTTACAACCGTCTTTTCCTGTGGTGGGTTCTGTTGCTGGTGGGCGTGAGGCAACGGCGCAAAATTTTTTGTGCGCTGCTTCAGTATGCTGGTGGCTGTCTGTTCTCCCGGTATGATGTTACTCTCGCGGTATACTGAGTGGATTTTTTCCGCGCGTAACCCCAGAGAACGACGTAATACTGCCTCCGGTAGTGCGTCCGCTACCTGATTGCAGAGCGCCCACCAGGATAATTCAGCCAGCGATAATTCCCGTTCCTGTGCACCACTTATTGCGTGACGTATGACGTCAATCATCCAGGCGGTCAGATTTTGTTGAGCAAGCTGCCCGAGTGATTCGGATGTCTGGTCGCGCAGCTGGTTGTCGCAGTGCCAGCACAACACCATTGCGCCGGTACCGTAACGATGTATGACGGTTTCACTGTGGTGATAGTCTCCATGAGGCCACTGGCAGGATTTAACATGACGCAGGAGCCAGTCAGACAGTGCGCCAGCGCCGCCAGCAGCACGAATCACACGCTCATCGCTGAAAAACGGCAGCAATGTTTTATCTTCCGCCAGCGGCTGGCGAACGGCAGGAACGACTCCGGACGGCAGACCGCGCATGTTTTTCGGTTCCGGCTCCACCAGCACCCTGCCGTTATGGAATACCTGCATGGATTCACGGCCTGGCTTAACGATAACCAGCCCAAGTTCCGGTACCAGAACAGGTCGAAGTAATACCCGCACGTTATCTCCAGATGCGTTGCTGGTATGTGCGGGACGGACGCGGTGGGCGTTCGGAGTAAGGAAGCCTGACGGAGATTATCCAGTGACGATAATCGAGGCTGAGGGCTTTCCTAAACTCATACCCACGTCTGCGGTAGTTCTGTATCAGCCATTCGGCCTGTTCTTCAGTGCAGGGGGCATGCTGATACCAGTCATATTTGAATGTGTGAGAACGCCGCCCGTATCTGCTGGCAGGGGCGGCATCAGAATTGTTAATTTTCTTGTAATGCACCACTACTATCCTCGTAATGGTGCGACAGACGCCAGTTGTTCAGGCTGGCTTTAACTACAACATTATAATCTAGTCTTTCTTAATGCTGAAGTGACTGACCGAATCCGCATGTGATTCTTTGGTGATCAGAATAACATCGGATGGCAATGGCATTACGATAAACTCACCATTCTCAAGAACTATTACTTCATAATTACCTGGTATAGAAAGCGCAGCAATTAATTCCTTATCGTTCATAACCAAAATCCCGTGAACTTTAAACACCTCCCCTTAAGGGGACCATCCTTCTTCTCCCTGCGCGCCAATCAAGTAATGAGATTCTATTTCCCCCGTAATTAGCCTCAAGAACAACAAATCACAAAAACACAAAAAGCCTGTTTGATTAAAAATAATCGTAACAAAAAACCCGCCGAAGCGGGTTAAGTGCGGGTGCGTTGAGGATGCCTGACACATCAGAGGTGGCGAGGGATTTCTCCCCCGCCAGGTCTCTTACTCCTCAGATTCGTAAGCTGTGAAGACAGCGACCTCCGTCTGGCCGGTTCGGATTCGTACCTCGCAGAGGTCTTTCCTCGTTACCAGTGCCGTCACTATGACGGTTAAACAGATGACGATCAGGGCGATTAACATCGCCTTTTGCTGCTTCATAGCCTGCTTCTCCTTGCCTTTCGGCACGTAAGAGGCTAACCTACATGTGTTCAGCATGGATTGAGCCTCAGATTAATGTTAAGCGTCTTGCAGGACGCGTGATGTTAACTGGGGCTTTTCTCTGTCTGCCTTACAGTGGCATGCCCGAGGCAGACAGCCTCAAGCACCCGCAACAATCTTACCGACACCGATAAGAAAACGCTATTTTTTATTGCCAGAACCTTCTGCCCAGGCTAATGTATCCGCGTCAGAACGGCGCAATGCGCTCGCCTGAGATACGTTTACTTGTCATTGGTGGCAACAGATAACGGCAATTGTTGTTTCTGTTTGTTTCCTTCAAAAACCCCGGACCGTCAATCCGGGGTTTTTGTTTGTTATCCCCAGCGGCAAATCGAATACACCACCAGCGCCACCGCCATCGCAATTCCTGCCGTTGTGAATGCTTCGGTCATCGATTCACCTCCTGCTCAATATTTTTAAGGTCATTTTCCGCATACAGTATTGCTGTCCTGACTGCTCGTAACCGCGCTTTGGCGTTTTTCTCTTCACGTTCAAGTTTTGCCACAGCTTCACGAAGAGCATCCCGCTTTGTATAGAGTGATTTAATCTCTGACACGATGTTTTCACCGTTTCTCGCACGGTCGAGAACAAGTTCAAACGGATCTAAAGCCAATCCACACCGTTTGCAGGTAATCGTACGATTCACTTCTGAAATTGTTGTACGGAAATGCTGACAGCATTTTTGCTCGACGCTTTTTTCGTCGGTTATCACAACGTTGAGAAGTTCTTCCTCTTCTGATTTTGGCTGCACCAGGGTGATAACATTGTCGCCTTCATTCATCAGTTCACCTCCTGCGGCGGTTCCGGTAATTTCATCCAGTGAGTTGCCGACTCAATACCATTACCCGGCTTAATCGTTGCATCTCCGCGCCGGAATGTGCTTCCGGTATAGCGTGCGGAGCATATTAGCGGTTCAACCAGAGAGCTATCAAAATTCACCGAAATAAGTACGTTCTGATTCTTTTCCGGCATTCGCTCACTACAGCTTATCCAGCCAGCCGGAGTTACCGGAGAGTTGCCCGTTAGCGCATTCTGCTCCAGTGACGCTTTTACAAACCACGCGGCCTGAACTATAACGCCATGAATCCAGCGCAAATCAGCATCGCGATCGTTCTTTTTCATCCTCTCACAACTTAAAGCCTGGCTTATGTGGCTGCGTACCAAGTCTTCATGTAACTCCTTCGCATCCTCAATGGTGAAACCACCAGGCAGGCGAGCCGGAGTTACCGGAGAGTTGCCAGCCTTACGCATGGCCATTTCCACGATTTCAACCATATCTCCTGGTGGAATTTTACAAAGTTGCCCAATACATTTCTGCAGCCTGGCATATTCGAGAATGTGCTCCAGTTTGGTTCGATTAATCATTATTTATCTCCCTTAAGCATGGCGGCGCGACAGGCGTTCCAGCCATCAGCATATGTTTCAGTTACACCGTCGAGATGGCAGGTAAGCAAATCCATTTCATCCGGCACTATCAGTACCGGCTGGACGGTGACATTGGCAAAGGCTGCACGCAACCCGGCCTTAATTTCCTCTACCTCATCAGCACCTGACGATGAATCTGACAGTGCATGATGGAATGCGTAAGCCATGTCGTCGCTTACTGCTATCGGCTCTGCTTCCAGTGATACCAGTGCAATCTGCGCCCTGACCCACGCCACCCGCGCCGGATTCACATGGCACATGTTGTTCCTTTTTTCTTCATGGTAATGCCCATTACTCTCGTTAAATGGCAACACCTCATTCAGCCCGGCACTTCTGAAATCAGCGTGTAATTGTTCCAGTGCCGCTTCGCTGGAGGCACCGATTGATGTGAGATAATCGAAAAGATTGGCGCATAAACCATAATTTCGAGAAAACACCCCACCTGGTTTCGCCCCATTACTCAGCCACAAATCATAAGCAATATAAAACCCGTAAAGCTGTTGTCTGATATTTTCTTTGATGTCTTGCATTATTTATTACCGCCCTTTCGGGCGGCCTCCTGATGTTTTGAGGGTGCAGAAATCCCTCCGGTTAAGGATTTAATAAAAATCAC